GTGCGGGCATGGAAGGCGGTGGCAGCAGCCTCCCAGGTGGGAAGGGTGTAAGGAATGGAGACGTCCCAAAAAGCGTCGGAGATGAGACGACGCCGTTCGGTGTAGGCGGTGGGCCCATCGGCGACGTGACGAAAGAGAATGCCGAGGGCGTTGGCTTGGAGGGCCTCGGCCTGGGTGAGAGCGGTAGTGACCCACTTGAGGCTACGGTACTGTTCGCTAAGCGGGGCGGCAGCGTACCGGACTCCGAGACCTAGCTCACAACACACAGTGCGTTGGGAAAGGTAGCTGAGGTGGATGATGGGGGTGAGGGAGGTGACGTCTCCAGAGTCGCCCTTGGTGGGGTCGGTGTACCCGGCGCCAAGGCCGACGAGCTGGGCCTGGACGGCGTGGAAGTTAAACCAGGCACCAAGCTCGGTGGGGACGGAGACGAGGTGATCATCACCATAGGTGCGGAGAGCGCACCTATTGTCGAAGACGGAGAGATCAGCGTGGAGGGGGGAGACGGAATTGGCGCAGAGAAGGAAAGCGCCGCGAATCATGTACTCGCAGAGGTAGTTGTTGAGATGGACGGTGAGAGGATTGCCCGTGGAGTTGCCGAAGTCCTTGGTGATGAAGAAGGGCCCGGCCTTGATGGTGGAATAGAAGCAACTCCGGATGAGGTAGGCGCGCTGTTCTGGGCAGCCAACCTCTCCGAAGTACGCATCCAGAGCGCCAACGAAGCCTTCGAGAACGGGAGAGAGGAGGTTGGATTCGAAGTTGGCGAAGTCACCCCCAAATCCAACGAGGGATTTCTTCTGCAGCTCCATGAGCATGTGCTCCCAATCCGAGCTGTAGACGTTCATGCCCACGCTGGAATTAACGCCAGGGGTGCCGCAGAAGTCGGCTTCCATGGCGGCCGCAAAGACGCGGCGCATGACGATGCTGAGAGCAAGAGGAGCTGCAAGGATGAGGCGAGGCAAGAGGACCTTCGAGGGCTTACGAAGTTCACTCTTGAGGAAGGCGTTGAAGACACAAGTGGGGCGGGGGCCACCACGAGCGACAGCCTCCAAGGCGGCAACCTGAGCCTGTAAATCCTGATTGGCGATGGCCATGGTGCCGTCTGGTTCGTAGGAGAAGCACCAACGACGGCCCCGCTCAGCGGCGGGTTGCTGGAGACTGAGCGGATAGCCGGCAGACTTACTGTTGTCGAGGGGTCGGAGGACACCATGGCCATTGAGCGCCTGAGAGAGATCGACCTCATACGGAGGGACAACCCGGCGGCGCCGCCGCCAGTTCTCAGAGAGGTCGGCAACAACAGTGCGATGGATGGCAGAAGGGAATCCAGAAAAGCGCGGAACGGCAAACCGATTGAGGGCGCCGACGAGGACGGTGAGAGGAG